ATGTATCGCAGGAGAAACAATGTCCAAAGCACCACCACCAACTTTAGGATACATTTGTAAAAACTTTGGTAGAATAGCTTCGATGGGTTGAAAGAAGTTCTGAGTTAAAGCTCTAAAAGAACCAGCACCCACCATACGAACAGTATTAAGATTCGCATATTGTCTGACAGCTTTCATTTGAGCAGTATCTGATATTCCAGTAATAGACTGAACTACATCCATTAATGGAGTTACTAAATCATTAGCCCTTTGCTTAATAACAATGTCCTGAATCTGACTACTTAGATAGTTAGTTACACCAGACGGAGCATTAGACAAATTACCAAGTTCTTTATCAAAAGCTGTAAGTTCGTGGGCTGCAAGCCAAGCGTTGTGTGCTTCCTGATACCTAGTCAACGCTTTCTTAGCATCATAGAAATTACGTGAATCTGATAGAAATGGGTTATTACCTAAATTGCCTTTATACCCAGAGTACTCTTTAAATCTATTCTGGTATCCAGCAGTTGTAGCGGCATTTGCTTGTTCAATACCTTCCATAGCATTGCGAACAGCAACAGCTTCTGGCATACTAGAATCCATGAAATCAAGCATCATTTGATACTCAGCTACAAGATGTTCAGTATCACCAAAGCGATTTTGCAGAGCCTTTCTTTCACGAATATGACCGACCTCAAGACCCTCTGCTTGCATCAAATCGCGCATTAGGTTATATTGATTTTTATTATGGGCAGTCATTAAGACAGGTTTACCACCATTAGTTTTTACTTCAAAGACAAATTTACCGTCAAATAAAGATGGAAAGTATTTATACACACTCTTTGGAGGTTCTTTACCTTTTTGTTCAAATACTTTAGACACTTCTTCAAAGTTCTTAGAAACTAGCGTATCAATTGCAGTATCTAACTCAGTTTCAAATTTATTTAATTGCTGTTTATATTCAGGGTTATTTTTAGCCTTAAAACGTTCTTTAAATAGATTGGAAATTTTACCGGGACCAAAAGGACTTTCAAACTTAGTAATCTTTGTGATAATACCCTGCGGACCAAATAACTCATTCTCAGATTTGCGAGCAAAGAAGTCAGTAATATGTTTAATGCGTGAAATACCAGCATTTACACCGGGATTGTCAACAAGCTCCTTCGCGATTTGTCCTTTAGGAGCAAACCACTTTTGATATGTTCCCGGTTGATCTTTTAGATCTGGAGAAGAAGCAATCGCAGAAAGAATACTAGGTTGGTCAGAACCATCATACACAGTTAAGTTATCATTGGTCTTGTTGCCAATAGCTTTTGCAATTGCTTCTTGTTTAACTCTATTCTCTTTTGGTAAACTTTGTTCAGCTTGTTGCTTGTCCCAAGCACGTTGTATTTGTTCGGGAGTAGCATCTGGATAAGATTCTTTAATAGACTCTGAGAATTTTTCAAAAGGATCTTTACCGAAAAAACCTATTGAACCACGCTGCCCCCTACCGAATCCACGCTGGCCTAGTGGAACTTGATCTTCTGGTGGAGCAGTTTGTGAACGTTGTGTAGGTTCTAGTTCTAATGGAGCATCTAGAATAGCTTGACGTTGTTCACGCTCATTCCAAATATCTTCGGCAGATTTTCCTTTAAATTCACGATCAGCATATGCAGCTTCTATATCAGCAGCTTTCTGAGAAGATTCTTGAGCAGTTTCTTGAGCAAGACGGTGCTGTTCCAGATCCATAGATTCCTGTGTGGCACGCTCACCGGGTTCAAATTTAGGACGTTCTCTACCAACTTGATCTTCTATTTTAGATAATTTACCACCCATGCCAAACTGAGGTGCTTGTAAATCTTGTGGGCGTACTTGCATTTGAACATCAATATCAGATAAAACATTTTGTGGATATTGTGAAAGTGTTTCGGGCTTTTGTTGAATCTTTGCTGCATCTTCCCTAAGAACTTCCTCAAAAGCTGCATTAGTTCGTGGAGTCTTTCCAGCATTAAACTTAGTCATACCTTTGCCAATAGCTTGCAAACTACTTCCAAGAGCAGCACCAACGGGAAGGCCCGATGCTAGTAGAGGCATACCAACATCATTAAAAGCTTTACCAACAACTTCAAGATTTTCTTTACCTAACTCAGTACGTGGAGTATAGTTAGAAGCCTCCATAGCTTTGACATAACGCTCCTCTCCACGACCTTTCTGTTCTGGGTATGGAGAGATGCCTAACTTATCTAGACCAATATCTACGCCTTCTTGTAGCTTATCTAAAGCTGCATAAGCCATAGATGGAAGTTGTAGCCCAAGATTTAAACCAGCTTCTCCAGCACCAATCATACCAGCAGCAGTATCTTTAAGAATTCGTGGAACGTCCTGAATACCACGCTCAAGACTAAAAGATGAGGTTTGTTTGGGTTCTTGCTTATAGCCCTGTGCAATAGAGGCAAGCCGAGTAGCTGCTTCCGTATCACCAGCAGCATCTGCATTTCGCAAAGCTGTCATTACTTGTTCATATGAATGCTCGGCCATTTCTATCCTTATTTGGGTAAATATTTGTTAATCAAGTCTGTATCGGACACAGTAGGTTTATGTGGAGTTCCTTTAGTAGTTCCAGCGGATGCTTGTGGGTATGTTGGAACCTTACCTTCAGTTGTAGTTTGAATATCCACTTTACCACCCTGAGCAGCTTGTAGCTTGGCGTTATATGTTGCAAGATCTTGATTGTACAGTGCTTGCCATTGTGCTAACTCTTCTTGCTGTAGTGGTTGACGTGTTACAGGATTAATTCCACCTTGTAAAGCCCACTCCATAATACCAAGACGTTTTTCAGGACTTAGTTTATTAAACTCAATGTATGGATCTTTTCCACCAGCATTAGCTTTTTCACGGGCTTCGGCGGCCCGCAGTTCTGCAATATACTCAGCAGAGTCTGTACCAGTTTCTTTAAGTTCACGTTTACCAGTGAATTCCGGAGTTTCACGTAGATTACGAGTCATGCGATTGCGTTCATTAATAAGAGCCATGCGTTGAATAGGATGTTGCTCAACTTGAATTAAATTATCAAGTTGATAAATACCATTCTGTTGATCAGCACGCTCAAACGCATTCTGAGATTCTCTGATTTTTTCTTTCTGCACAAATGGTTGTAAACCGGCAGCAGTTTGACCTGCCGCTAGATTACTCATACCCTGACCACTAATAATGTCCCGCATTCCAGTTTGATATTCGGGTGTGGTCTTATACTGACCAGCAGTTAGATTTTGCTGTGCTTGTGAAACATCAATAGGTTGCATCTGTTGTTCACGTTGATTAGCTAGAAACTGCTTAATCAATTCTAATTCAGATGCTTGATCAGAATTTGCAGCATTAAAACCTTGATACAATGCCCCAAGACCAAACTCAGGCTTGTATCCAGTATCAATTGTTGGGATAGTCATTTAGAGTCCTAACTTTTCTTTGATAGCTGCAATGTCTTGTGCAGTATTGTTATTACCAGTGGCGTAACCAGCAGCAGAAAGCAATGGAGATACAAACCCATTAATACCAGAATTAATACCTTGCTGTTGCGTCTGTAATAGACTAGACAAACCACTTGGATTGATGTTGGCACCTGCTGGAGCCATTAGACTATTAATATAATTCTGAGCAATTTGTGCCTGAGCAGCTAGCAGTGCAGGAGAACTAGTAGCAGAGTTACTACGGCGACCAGCCGCGGCATCCTTAGCAGCCTGAGCACGTTGCAGTTGTTCTACTTGTGCACGCACGATTGGCGAACTGTATGGATTCTGAATTGCAGCAGCTAGTTGGGCTTGGTAGCCAGGACGTTGTTTACCAAATGGGTCCATAGCACCCTGCATCCGAGAAGCTAGTCCTTGCATGGCATTAGCCTTTTGCATATTCTGGAAGCCTTCAAACAAAGCACCAATACCAGTCATTGCCTTCTTGTTATTAAATAGATCTGATAGTGCTTGTGAGATACCACCACTATTAGGATTCCAATTAGTAGTACTGGGCATTTGTCCCGCAGCTGATTGCTCTTGTGGAGTCATTGAAGTGTCATAGGAACTCCAATTATCAGCTGGACCATTTGAGAAATTAACTTCGTTTTGGTTAAATCCATAGTTAGCAGTATTACCTGTATCATATGCTGCGCCCGGCCCATAATCCCAACCACTTTGCATATTGTCATCTTGATTGCCGGGACCATAATCCCAACCACTTGGAACGTTGTCTTCTTCCATTATATTTCCTTTATGTAGCTTGTGTATGTGTGGTTAGAACACCGTCAACGAATGTCATTGATCCATCAGTTCCTCCCGGTGTTAGTTTGGCAGTTGTTATTGTAACTGATAAACCAGATTGTTGTGAAGCTGTTCCAAGAGTTATTACTTTGTTGTAATCAGTTTCTGCTAAATGATACATTGCTCCTGCAGCACCACCTTGCAAACTCTGCAAGTTGTTATGACTACGTTGTGCGATGTCTGTGATGTTACTACCAGAGAAGTTAATGATATACCAAGGAACAGAACCTGATGTGGATACATAGTTACGTAATTGGCGATACCATTCTAACCATGTGAAAGATCCCGGCTTGTCATTAATTGGAGGTGGAGGTAAACCTGCCATTATGAACTCCCTACTGTGTAAACAGCTTCTAATGATTCTAAACGTAATGGGTTATTACTAGAATGCGTTAATTTAAAGGCTCTACGACGGAATGCACCTAAACGATGGAACGCTGGGAATGTGTCAGACAATGAAATTGTTTTTACATTCGACCATGTTTGATAATCATTGTCAGTCCATTGCAGAGATAGGTTATTAGTAGTTTCATATAAATCACCTACTATCTTGATGGAAGACATAAACTTACGATAGTATGTATCCAGATCATATCGATTAGTTACAAGCTCTACGAGAATTGCAGTACCATCATCTTGATAAGAATCTACGTCGACTTTGTATAAACATCCATTAGCGGAGTGTAGCACATATGCAGCACCAGTAGAGTTGTCTGCCATATAATCGCATTGGAAAACGCCATGATTTCCAGTGGAGTTAGAAGACCACTCATGCCATAACTTTTCGTCGAGGTCATATACTAAAGTCCTTCCATTTGTTTTAAGGTTAATTAAATAGAACATGTGTCCTTTAGTACGGAACCCAAATCCGCGACAATCTTCAATATCAGTTTCTGCATCTAAAATACGTTCAATATATTCATCAGATACTTTTTTAGGTTGGAAACCTTCCACTAACCATACAGCCCTACCACCAGAGTCTGATTGTGATATATATGCACAGTACTTTTCATTTTGATATACACAATATGGAGCAGCTACACCCATTTGAATAGTAGTGGAATCATTACGACTTAAGGGCGAACCAGCAGCATTTGCAGCATCATAAAAGAACTCAATGGAACTGTGTCCCATTACAACAATTTGGTTATTTTGTCTAGCTAAAGCTACAACAGGATCTGGGAACATTTCAGCAGACAAAAAGTTATCTGCATCCCAGACAGTAGGAGTATCTACAGCACAGTTATAAACATCACTTCCCTTTGCTAGAATAATATAACCATCTAAAAATGTAGCTGACGGAATATGCGGAGTTGGAAATGAGTTTAATGTTGCTGTAGCAGTTGCAGTAGTTGTTCCAGTCAGTGTATGAGTAGTGCCTGATCCTACAGATGTTAAATTAACGGCAGTTCCTGCTGTAGCATTTGCAGATGAAGTAGCTAACTTAATTGTATTTGCATCTACAGAGATTACATAATATGTATTAGTAGATGTTAAACCTCCAATAGAACCACCACCACCGTTGTTATATACTACAGCATTAGTTGTAGCATACTTATGACCAGTAATCGCAATAGTTTCATTAGTAGTGTTAACATCAGTTGCTGGATTAAATGTTAGTGCTGGAGCAGCAATTGTAATGCTTGGAGTTCCAGTATAACCACTACCACCAACAGTAACATCAACACTGGTTACAACTCCGCCAGTAACATTTGCTGTAGCAGTTGCACCAGAACCAGTACCAGAAATGGATACTGAAGGTACGGCACCATAACCTGCTCCACCATTGTCTACTAAGATTCTACTAATACTTGTATCAGTAATTTGTGTAACTGTTCCAGTAGTATTAATAATCCATGCATAGGTTCCATCACATACAAAAAGATAATCTCCAATTGTAGAGGAATTAGCTAACATCATAGATATTGGACCAGTGCTTCCGGTAAGTGTAATCTTGCTTGTTGGAGTTACACCATCTTCATAAACAGTATTACCAATAGCCACATAGAATTTATTATTAAAATAAATACACCCGCGACCTTCACCAGTTCCAAAATCTTTGTATAGAGTTAAGCCCGGACGTTTATTAAGAAAAATCTTAGTGCTTTCAATTTGATCTACCTTGCGAGTTTCAGGAAAGATATTAACAAACCGTTGATCTTTGCTTGCGCTGTATCCACGATTTGAATATGCTCCCATTAAAGGTAATCTAATTGTTTGCGGCTTGCCGGGCTTCGCTTGTTCTTGAGCCATTATTTATTCCTAAAAAGTTTCTTTCGCACTAATCCAGATAATGTATTAGATGCCATTTTATTAAATGTATCAGAATTTGCATTAACAGAATTTAGATATGCATTTAAACCACCAGACATACCACCATATAGAGAACCAGCAATTGGATTGTTCTTTGTAAATAAACTTGCCAATGTACCACTAGCAGCACCACCCAATGATTTAGAAGCAATATCTCCAACATAAGGATTGAGTGATTCAGAAATATATCCACCAACAGGACCAGTTAATCCACCTTGCAATGCTGCTGTTGGATTACCACCACTAAATAAGAATCCCTTCAACGCACCTTCCGCGGCTTTATTTACATACTTGTTTCCAAGATCCCATGCTTTATTACCAAACATTCCAGCAGACTGTGTGGCAGTGGGGGCGATTGCATTAGTTCCACCAAAGAACATATTCTCACTGCCTAAGGTTCCAGCAGTTCCGCCGCCAGGACCAAACATACTTGGACCAGCGGCCGCGCCCAAAATACCCAATGTTCCAATAACACCTCCCATTGCTTGAGATTTATTACTACGAACTTCCCACCCTTCTGGATTAAAAGTCCCATCCTCATTATATGGATTATAGTATTTTGAATTTAGATATCTATCATAAATAGAACCCTCTGGATGCATATCTAATCCCTGACCATGCTTAAATTTAGGAGTTAGATATAAATTATCATGTCCTAAATCCCACGATCCATATGGATTTGTTCTAAAATCAAAGCCGCTACCGCCTTCAGCTTCTGCTGATCGTAATTGTGATTGCGAAGCTGGAGCAACATATTGGTATTTAGAATTTAATTGCTGTATAAAAGGATCATCTTTTAAGAACGCAGAAGTGCTTGGATATAAAGCAGCAAGAACCTCTTTTGGAGTATTTGGATTTTTATATAGTGGATTTTGAATAGTAATTTCTAAATTTGGAGAACCATATAAATAATCACTTATTCCATTAGCTGAGTGCGAAACAAACGTGTTAGAAGTGTTCTTCTTCCAATCGGCATCTGATACCAAATCAGGCGCGGCATACTTAATATAATCTTCAAGTCCTTTGGTGTATTTAGGAATTCCTTCTCTATATGATGACCATTGATCGCCAACATTACCAAACATATTATTAGTTTTTGGTAGTTCGTCGTATTTCCAATAATCTGGGTTCTTATATTGTTGCTGCCATGTTTCAAATGGCATAATACCAGAGTTATTTTGCGAACTTTGTTTTGTTGAATATAATGAGGATAAATCTGTAGATTGTCCTGATTGGGTCTGTTGCCTAATTAATTCATTTCTAGCACGCTGACTGGCACCAACATTCTGTCTATTAACAATATCAGCGATACCAGCTTTTTCTAGGTCAATACCAGTGGTAGGATCTACCATGATCGCATCTCCCTACCAAAATATAAAGAACCTGACTCAAGACCAAAGTTTAATGCTTCCTGTTTAATGGTATTCATCTCTTGCCATAAAGTTCTGCGATCTGTGCTTGGAATGCCATATTCAGGAGCAAGGCGTGTAGCTAGTCCATATGTAATAGCGTCATACCATTCCTGTGGAAAATCTGGAGTATCAGTACTAGAATCAAAATCTTCAAAAGGAGCTTGATAGACAATTTGAATATTGTTATTAGCTACCTCTGTCGCAGATGGAACTGGAAATACATATAAAACACCGTTGTCCCTACGCGGATCATAGTAACATTGAATTGGATTGCCAGAAGAAGTTTTATTACCTAGAATGTTATATTCTTGTTTAGTAATAACTCGCATTGGAATATCTACATTAGATGTACTATCGTGATTCCACGCTTGAAGGATCTTCAATGGTTTTGGTGTATCTAAAGTATAAGAAGCAGTATCCGCGATTAGTGTAACAGATCTTTGTTTAATAGCCCATAAAGGCATTCCATCAGCTTGCCATGCTTTGACTAGGCTATTAAGAGCTACAGCAGCCTCAGACACTTGATCAGTAGTGGGAGTTTCTCCCTGTGCAATAACACCAATTAAACGCAAAGCACGTTTAATAATGTCATCACGAGTAACTGAAAAATCAGTAGAACCGGACGTTGCCATTATTTAACTCCTTTTAATAGAGTTACAATTGCTGTAACAGCTACAGCAATACCACCAACCCATTTAACTGCACTAACTAACCAACTAGCAGCCTTCCATGCAGATACCAGATCTTGTACATCAGTAGTAAGACTATCAATCTTATCCTCAAGGGACTTCAACTTTTGTTCAATTTCAAGTAAGCGTTTTTCTTCTTCTAGTTGATGATGCATAAGTTCCGCATCACTCTGTCCCCTATTAAGGTGTTCCATAAGATTGTCCTATATTATTTAGGTTGAATGCGAATTTGACAGACGATCTTACAATGCTCTTTCTTGATAGAAAATAAATTCCAACCAAAGAATAATTCTAAGTTTCGTGTTTTACTTACTGGGATGAAACGACGGTAGAGCCAGTAGCCGTCAGGACGCTTCCAGTAGTACAGAGTGCGATCCTGCACTGCCTTCCAATCGGCATCTCCAACACAACCGAGGATGTTGTAATTGACGTAGTTGCCACCGTTACGCCACAGCCAGCGGGTGCGATTGATCCATGACAGCGGATCACTGCCCCACAGCAGGTTACGATTCCAGTTGGCATCGCCTGCCAGTGTGTTATCAATCGTCTCCAACCACTTAAAGCGTGTCAGATGCAGCTTGTCTTCCGTTGAGAAGAAGGCGACAACAAACGGCGCAAGAACGTAGGAGGCGATGGTCAGCAGCAAAACTGCCGGGAGTCTGATTAGCCATTTCATAGCGTTGCAGCCAGTGTGAACAGATCGTCAAGCTGTCCAGCACTCAATCCAAAATCAATAGCTGCGGCAGAAAGTGTAGGGTCGGATCGTCGCCAAGTCTGCGCCTTACTAATGAACGCCTTCTGTGCAAAGGTGCGCTCTGGAGCATTTACCCAAGCCTCGTATACAGCGGATAGTCCAGCGGATTCAAGAGCAAGCAACCCTTGAAGCGCAGAGACTGCTTGTGGGATAGGTGGTTGGTTGATGATAGCCTCATAATTGGCTATCTCTTCGGCAGTGAGTTGAATCTCTACGCGCTCACCTGTTTGTATATTTACTTCGACTCTAAACATGCAACCTCCTATTGATACATTATGTTAATAGTTCCCGCATCGAAATTGCCGACGGTTAAATAAACTGAGATTCTTTCTAAAGAGGCTGCTAAGGATTTACCCCCAATAACAGATGCTTTTGCTGTTGTCGCATCTGCCCCCGCTGCAGTTGTTGTGCAACCATTGCTACTGATAACCCACTTATTAGAATCAACTAAAGTCAGTGTTGCCCCACCTTGCATAACATTACCCGCTGAAGTCCCTTTATTAGCAAGCATATGGTAGGTGGTGACATATAGGTCATTAAAGTATCCTGAAGTTTCTACTCCTCCGACAGGTCCGATTTGCATACGCAATTCTCCAGCAGTGGCGCTGCTGGACGAAACTCCATTAAAGGATATAAATATGATAGTAGCTGTTGAGGGTATTCCCGTAAATGTCACGTTACCTGTACCCGTCGGAGTCACCGGAGTACCCATAGTAAAACCAGAACTTGTCTGTAGAGCAGCAATAGCCTGAGCCACTCTTTGTGGTGACATAGAGCGAAGCGCGGTTTCCGTACCAGCCTCCATCTCAGCTTGTGAAGCAGCAACGGTTGGAATATCTGCATCATAGGCTTGTACATCAGTGCCAATGACTAGCCCTAAAGTGGCTCGTTGTGCGGCAGCATTTGCATCGTCAAGTAATGCCAGTCCCGCCACTGTGGGATTGACGGTTGCGAATTCATCGAGATTCGCGGAATAAGCTTGTACACTAACACCTACAGTAGAAGTTTCTAATTTATCATTGTTAAGATTATTTAAATTAGCATCCATCTCTGCAATTGTTAGTATAGAACCTTTTCCAGTTCGAGTAACAATTGTAGTCATATTAGATTAGAGAAACAGTCCAGTTGATAGTAACAGTGTCACCTGCAGCTTTAGCAATAGTGCCAAAAGTAGTGCGAGCAAGCATAGTACCAGCCGCCCCTGCATTAAAGATGCCAGCTTCTTGTAGGCTACCAGTACCCTCACCGGGGTTGAGTGTAACACTATATGTTACAGCAGAACCGGCGACTGTGCCACCAGAGACAGTAATAGCTTTGCGATATAAGGCTGTCTGTAGAGTAGTATTACCAGCAGCAGGAGCAGTACCACCAGTACCAACTTCAATCCAGCCCATGACAGCAGCGCCTGCACTAGCCATACGCGACGCAATAAAGTTCTTACCCACAGTAACAACTAAATTGGGAATAGTACAATCAACAACTGAACCATCAGCTTTGGTATGGATAATGTTGACTTGTCCAACAGCTTTAATAAAATCTTGCATTTGTAATCCTTTAAAATGTTATAATTGTGCCAACATACCCAGTGTCAACATACGTAATGTCAACATAATTACTAAACAGAATATCACCGGAATCGTCGATATCTGTTGAATCGTTTGCAATAGTTGCACCATCTGATTGAACACTAACAACTTCACCAACCATTTGAGAATCAGATAGAATTCTAGTAACATCAAATAGAAGACTATCATTTGCTAATAGTGTATCTGTAATATCCCGGTTATAGTCTACAGTAAATTGAATTGTAGAACTATCAGTAACAGTTACAGAATCGAAGATTGGAAGTAAATGTAGAAACGCTAATTCTGGGATAGGGCGTTGAAAAGGTACTGTGAGTTTATCAGTCTTTGCTTTAACAAAGTCCTGTGGGTGTCTTGTCTCATAACAATCACCACAAACGATAAATCCTGTCCATTCATGCTTTGCTTGATGGGCTTTTATTTTTTTACTACATCTATCACATGTTAAATTGAATTCACCTGATAGATAATAATTCTTTTTACCAGCCATATAAATTCCTTTTACTTAAATTCTCTTTTGCTGGAAGATATTGAAGATTAGTTTCAATATGTAATCCAGAAGCATGAGTACCACGAAGAGGAATAATATGATCAACATGAAATCCAATGGGGCAATTTAAATATAACTCTTTTATTTTATTTAGATCAGCCCATAAGGGAGTACGTTTCTTTTTAGTAGCTCTATATGTAGCAGCACGAAAAGCATCATACTGTAAATTATCCCTGCGCCATTGTCTATTGGACTCCAATGCTTTTTCTCTATTAGAATCTTTATTGCGCCATCTCTCTGTATATATAGAAGCCATCTCAGGTTTGATGTAGTTTTTATTTGCTGCTAACAGACAAGGCTTACATCTAGAAGCAACACCATGCTTACCATCTTTTTGTTTATAGAAATTATCAAGTGTTAGTTCCTGTTTACAAACTGAGCAACACTTGGTAAGGTTCCACTCTCCAGAAAGAAAATAGTTTTTTTTCATTATATTCCAATACGCATTCCAACAGAAATAGTTATGGGTGCTAATACTGGGACTATTACATTAGGGCGATTCCCGCGACCTGTCATAGAAGCACTGGTTGATGCTAAAGAACCTGTTGATAAATGTGTTGTAGTTGTTAGTGCTGTATATGTGCGTGAGGCAACTGTATTCAATTCAGATGTGCATGTTCCTGCATTACCAGTCTGTCCGTAGTGAACACTAGCAGTAATCCCTTCTAGATCAGCACCAATATATAGTCCCGGAACATTTGCCCACAGTTCGTCTACACTAGCACGAATAGCATCAATAGCACCTACAGTTGCTGAAGAATTATGGTGGATTTTTTGTAGATAAATTCTTGCAGTTGGGAAATCTGTTGTAAGATGTCCAATGATTGCAGTCATCTGTGATGTAAAGGTTGCCTGAGAGACTGCGCTAATTGCATCATTAGCACCAAGATGTATAATAATAACATCAACACCACCAGCAGCATCAATACGTGCTTTCATAGCACCATAGCAAGTAGTAGTATTTGTGTTATATGACCAATCAGAAGCTTTAGTTCCCCCTTTGTTAGCTGGAATCCATAAAGTTGATTGTCCATCAATATCAAATAGATCTGCTAACTTTGGAACATACGAGCCGCCAAAGGAACCTGTATCATCTAATGCTGAGTATGTTTGAGAACCGCCATCCCATGGATCGGCCAGTGTAATAGTGTTACCACTGTTATCATATAAGTCAGCAACTGATGCACTATGCGTTTGTGAAAATGATCCTCGGCCAGATGCATTAGAATCGCCGATTATACAAATCCGCAAATTATATGACGAATGTGAAGCAGTTCCAGCCATAGTGGATGATTGTGCTACAATAGTTCCTGTAGCAGTATGTGTGATAATAGCACCAGCTCTAGATGCAGATCCACTCACAACACTGCTTCCTGTAGCTAAAGCGCCACTTGCAGTATGAGTCACTGGTCCATTATTAACAGTAGCTACACTTCCATATGCACGAACACCGTAAGAATCAATTCCATAGCTCATTTATTATGCAACCTGTAAAGCAATCGCTGGGAACGCCGCTGTATTATAATAAAACTTTGATAAACTTGTAGGAGATGTTGGAAGCGATGTCCACCCTGCTGAAATTGTTTTATAATATCCAATAATTGGTAAACAACTTCCAGCAGCACCATCAATACCAAGTGGTGTTTGCAGAACAGCAGATGATGATGGGTAGGCTACAACAGTTGGAGTTCCTGAGCAAACCAAACCAATAAAATACCAATCTGGCGGAAGATTAACTTCTGACCAAGTGCCTGTAAGAACTGTAGCAGCAACTGATGTATCAATATCACCAGACTCCACAAGTACGTCTGTAGGTTGTCCACTTTCATCCATCCTATAAATACCAATCCGCGCCTTTGTTGAAGCCGCTCCTGAAGTATTCATATCAATGAATGCACCAGTCAATGAAAAATTATCGTCAATTTTAATTGGGAAAAGGTATAAACGTTGGGCAGCTAGTGCTAATGTTCCAGAAGGAGCAGTTGCAATATGTGCAGGATAAAAACCTTTTCGTCCGGCATCCGACGCCAGTCTACGAAAGGATACTGGATGTGCACCACTAATAGGAGCTAAATAAACATCAGCACTAGAGCCAGATAGGGTTATTGCTGTTGGGCTAGTATTATCATATGTACCAGATACTAATGTAGCAGTAATTTTTGTTCGTGCTAATGTATTAGAGGCACTAACTTTACCAATTCCCCACTCCCAATTATTACCATCCTTAATAGCATATGGAACAAGGGTGCCAACACCACTATCAGAAAAACGTGGGCGACCTGTTACGGCAGATAATGTTACCGTACCTGTTCCACTAGTTGTGGTAGTTTCATAAACACCATTCATAATAAATCCTTAGGCTGGAGCAGAGTATGTAAGAGATGAACATGCTACTGTGTCACCTGCATTAATTGTTAGGCCATTTGTTAAATTAATGTCTGACCCCGATGCAGCAACTGCACAATGTACTACAACAGTACCGGCGGATGTTTCAAGAGTGGCGTTGGCTACAGCAGAAGCATTACCTGTTGCATTAGTATCGCTAGCAATTGCATTAGCAGTAATTACGCCGCCGGATGCAGCACCAAAAGGTGTAGCAGACATTGTTAATGTAGCTACAGCAGTTCCCGGAGAACCTACAGTTCCTGCTAGGCGGAAAACAAGTTTAGGACTAGTTCCTAAAGCTGTAGTAACAGCGTTGGCTAGTGTATTACGGAAGGTTGTTGAATGAGTAACAGCCATTATGAATTCTCTCCATTAGTAGAATCTTCAGTAGGTTCTAGAGTGCCAATAACAGTGTATGTTTCAACGGCACCTGTGTCTTTACGAGTTACAGTTATTGTAAACTCGACATTAGGTTCTTGAGCATTCATATTAATAAAGTGCCAAAATTAAACTTGCAGATGTTGCAGCTTTTACTTTAGAAACTTGAATAGGTAAAACTACACCTGTTGGAACAGCACTAAAAGTAACATTGTCTCCATCAGCCATAGTTACTACTACATCACCAGTAGAACCAATATACAGACCGCGAGTAATTTCTAAAATAGTGGAGTCACTTGGAGTGACTACTTTTGCGCCATGTGCGGCGACAGTAGCATTTGCGGAACGATATGCAGCCATATAAATCCTTATAAAAATAAAGGGAGAGCAATTCCTGTTACAGAACAACTCCCCCTTTGGGTTAGTCAATTACCAAGATTGACCTTGTTGTGGATAGTAATATTCCACTTTAACTAGCCATGGGCCGCCAGCATTACTAGCAGTACCAGACTCTGTGTATAAGGCTTTGTATAATGTATCGGCAGTTAGTTGAGTACCCATAGAAGTACCACTAGCAGAACCAATAGCATGATAACCAAGACCATTAGTTTTAACATCAAAACTATCTACAATTTCATCAGCAGTACCTGGATTAGTACCAACGTCAATGATTGCAGAAGTACCAGCATCTGATGTTACAGGTCCAAGTACATAAGCACCAGCAATTACAACACCCTTAGGAAGAACAAATGCACTAAAAGCAGTAGTATCAGTACGCTTTACTTGCACAGTCTTTGATAGGATTTAAATTGCTGGTGGAGTAGTAGAGGTTACTACCTGATTAGGACGTAAAGCCATTTACTACTCCTTTAATTAAGCGCCAAAGGCGGCAGTTGAATTAATATAATTAATCATATTAGTCATAATTTCTGTGCTATCTTGAACTAGTCCCAAAGCCGTGTTGCAATCTGAACAAAGTAAACCACGAATTTTACCTGTGGTATGACAATGATCCACTGCCAAAGATCTAACACGTTTTGTCCGATGATCAACAGATCTCTCAGGTCGCCCACAAATAGCACAAACATGTTTTTGAGATTCCAGCATCAGTTCAAATTCCTCTAAACTAATTCCAAATCTTTTCTTTAGATCAATACTCTTCATAATATGAGGTTTTCTCTTGCGATATTCTCTCATATACTCAGACCACGACTCCTTTGTGTGGGACTTATTCATCAGGCCCCAGCACTACCGTAGATGGCCCTTGGGTCGCTCCAACCAAATGAGTAACGAGCAGTGGCCTTGAACTTAGCATTCTCAGTATCGAAA